TACAAACACGGGCGATTTGGATGCATGTAATGGAAAATTTGGTCCAACCCCAGAGTATCCAAATGGAACCTATGCATATTTTTGCACTATAAATTCAGTAAATGATTCTACTGGAATATTCCGTTCATTTAGAAGGCCAGTATTCCCATATGTGATAGGAAATACTTATAAATCAAATCCAATAGAATTTAACTATCTTGCGAGTTCTAACCAAGATGAAATTGATATTAACAACACCAATTGGAGCAGAAATACTCACCCATACCATTTTACAAAATCTAGAAGTTATTATGATTATGTTCTAGATTCAAACAAAATTAAAAAGCAATTGTCCCTGATTAAAGGAACTACAAAATCAGGAATTGATTCTATTGGAATTACTACAGGTGGAAGCAATTATCAAGTAGGTGATAAAATTATATTTGATAATGAAACTACGGGTGGTTTTGGAATTTCTGCAAAGGTTTCTATTGTGGGCGGAAAACAAGTAACGAGTGTTGGAATAGCAACTTCTACACTAAGTAATGTTCAAATGATTCCAATTGCGGATGCTAAAAACTTTATTGGATATTCTCCAAATCCACACAATTATCTAAATCGTGAAACCATTTCATTCATAGCTTCTGGAATTAATACGAGTGGCAAGATTACAACGATTGCAAATGAACTTTTAGTAACTACAGGAATTGGATCAACTGGATATACCGGACTGGTAACTTACTTTAATGTATCAGGTAATTTGGTTACAATTAAAGAAAATGATGTATATCAGGTTCTTGATGAACAGGTAAAAGTTTTAAATGTAGACACACTTTCATCTAGAATTAGAGTAAGACGTAGTTATAATGAGACTCAAGGAATAACTACAATTTCTGCTGGAATTGCAATTACAGAAAAACCAAGAAAGTTTATATTACCTTTTGGCATTTCAACTTCGACGTATAGTTTGAGGTTAGATAAGCAAATTTATTTTGATCCCAAAGAATCTGTTGGTTTAGGAACCACCGCTGGCCCTGGAATTGGATATACTTTATCCTTTACAAATCCAGGAGCAGGACTGACTCAGATTACAATACCTACACAATCATTATGGTTACCAAAACATGAAATTGAAACTGGTACTCAATTAGTTTATAATGCAAATGGCGGAAACGCGATTTCCATTTCCACAGATGGAACAAATAGTTGGCAACTTGCAAATGATAGCATTCTTTATGCCGCACGTCTTGGTGATAATTTACTTGGCATCTCTACAGTTAAAGTTGGATTGGGAACAACAGGATCTTTTGTTGGAATTGCTACCACAGCATCTTTAGTTTACTTTACAAATATTGGTCTAGGAAATACACACAGTTTAACAACAAACTATGAAAATACTTTAGATGGTACAACAACATTAAATCGAGTAACTGTATCTACCGCATCCACACATAATCTACAACCAGGAAATTATGTAAATGTTTCAGTTTTATCTGGAGTTATTACCAGTTTGTATTCGGGCAATTATGAAGTAATTTCTGCAGGTGGAACTCAATTTACATATTCTATTGTTGATTATCCAGAAAATGTTCTTTATACTCAAAATGATGGAGAATTAAATTATAATACAGATTCCACCCAAGTTTATGGATCAATTGTTGGAATTGATTTAATTTCTAAAGGATTATCATACAGAACTTTACCCAAAATTTCCTATGTAAGTAGTGGTATTGGAACTGGAGCAATTTTAGTTTCTTATGGAACCAGTATTGGATCAATTAATAAAGTTGAAATACAAGATATTGGATTTGATTATCCATCAGATTTAAGTTTGAGACCAACTGCAAATCTTCCACAAATTTTACAGGTAAAAGATTTGTATTCATTCAAATCTATTGGGATCGCATCCGTAGGAAGAAATTATAATGTAGCTCCAGATTTAATTGTAGTCGATCAATTAACAGGAAAAGTAAATTCTCAAGCAAATCTTAAATATAATCTTAATGATAAAAATGTAACTATTTTAAGTAATGTTTACAATCTTGATAGAGAAACATCTGTTATCCGTCCAGTCAATAATACAAATGGAGTTGGTATTAGTACCATAAGATATATACCAGCATCTAAAGATGTTGTTGTTACTTTAGGTTCTAGTTTTAGCGATCCCGAGGATTATCCATTTGCAATTGGAGATAGAATTTTAATTGAAAATATTAGCGTTGGTATTGGATCGACTGCGAAAGGTTATAACTCAGAAAATTATGGACATCAATTCTTCACTATTGTGAATTTGGATCCAAATATCGGTGGAATAGGCGGAACGGTTTCATATAATATTTCAGGACTGTTGGATAATGGAGAAATACCAGGAAATTATGATCCAATTAACTCTGCTGGTAGAATAATACCAGAGAAAGATCTCCCGATCTTTACTCCGGAATTTAAAACAAATGATTTCTTAGAAGGTGAGATTATAAATTCACAATCATCATCTGGGGATGTTATAAGATGGAATAACAAAAACTCATCATTAAAAGTTTCTTCAAACATAGATTTTAATTCTGGCGAAATTGTTTCTGGGGAATCTTCCAAAACTCAAGCTGAAATTGTAAGAGTACTCAACTTTAATTCCATTTACGATGTCAATTCATCTTCAGTTGTCAAAAAAGGTTGGCAGAAAGAAACTGGATTTTTAAATAATGATTTTCAAAAAATTCATGACAATGACTATTATCAGTATTTTTCATATTCTGTTAAAACCAATATTCCACTTGAAACTTGGGATAGTAGTGTTGATGAATTAAATCATCCAGTTGGATTCAAAAAGTTTGCAGATCTTCAAGTAAAATCTTTACCCGATGGTGTAGGTATAGGATCAACTCTTGAAAGCGAATCAAACATTGTTGTCGAATTGGATTCATCTCTCAATCTACATTGCAAATCTGACTTTGATCTTGCCAGAGAAAATAACATTGTCCTTGGACAAAATTATGCTTCAAATCAAATAGTTTTTGATTCTACAATTCTCCAAGATTATTTGGAATCTGTTGGTAACAGAGTTTTAATGATTGATGACCTTTCACCAGAATTCAATAGTAATCCAAGATCAACAAAATATTCAAATATTGATGTCTTTACATTAACAAATGCAAGATATAAGAAATATGTAACTTTTGTCAATGATTTGGCTTATGCTGATCAAAATCAAATTCTTTTGGTTTCTCTATTACACGATAATAATTATGGATACTTAAATCATTATGGAAAAATTTACAATGACAATGATCTTGGAGCATTTGATTTTAGTATTTTTGGATCTGAGGGTGTTTTAGAATTCTATCCAAATTATTACGAAGAAAATAATTACAACATCTCATTCTCAGATCTTGCTGTAAGCGATCTTACAACTTCTGTTGGTGAACAAAGTCTTGGAAATATTGTAAGTATTGCTTCATCAACCAAAACTCTTATTACAGGAACATCAACCGCAACTACTGTTGTTGGTATTGCATCAACATATCGCGCATCGAAGATTTATATTGTAATTGGTGCAGAAGATGGTTCGTATTATGAAGTTGATGAACTTAGTGTAGTCCATAATGATATTGATGTAGCATACATGGATTATGGACAATTAAATAATGGAAGTTTTTCCTCATTTGGATCTCCAGGAATAGGTACATATCACGTTTATCTTTCAGGACCTAAATTAAATGTTGATCTTATACCATATGCTGGACTTTCAACAAACCACTTTGTAAATTCTGTTAGAGTTTCAATCGCAAATTCAACGGCCGTTGGTGTTGGAACATCTAGTATGTTTGATAGTTTTGTGGGGTCTGGATATACAAGCATTGCAGCATCTGGTTCTCCTACAGCAGTTACAGTTACTAAGTTCCCATATGATTTTGATGCAGCATATTATGTTGCAGTAGTTGAAAACTTAACTAACATGCAGTATCAGATATCTGAATTGGTTGTATTAAAAAATCAATCAAATGCATATATATCAGAATTTGGATATGTTCAAACTGATGGATCCATCGGAGATTTTACCGTCACAAAAATTGGTGACGAAACTGCATTACAGTTCACACCAGAACCAAATATAACAGTACAAGTTAGAGTATTTCAACAAGCACTAACTTCCACCCATAACCATAATGCCCCCAGACAAATATCATTAAATAATGCATCTGTAGATAGTGGACATGGTTCTTATGAAGGAACTGCAATTTCTTCAAAGAAGAATTTTGGATTAACACACAATCAAAGACCAATTTTTGAAAGATATTTTGAAGGATCTTCGACGGATATTGTTGATCTTACTAATGATAGGTTGCAAATTCCGGAACACTTTTTTGTTACTGGAGAAAAAATTTACTATGAATATACCGGTTCAGATACAAGCAGTTTCAATGCTATAGGAATTGCTACAACGACTATTACTGGTATTGGTTTAACTGACAAACTCCCAAGAACCTTATATGCATACAAAACAGATAACTTATATCTGAAATTTGCTGGCTCAGCAGCAGATGCCTTATCAAGTCCACCCAAATTCTTAGATATAACAAGTGTTGGTATTGGTACTTCTCATATTGTTAAAGGATCGAATCAAAATTCGAGAGCATTAATTACAATTGATAATGTAGTACAATCTCCAATTGTAGGGACTTCAGTTACAACAACAGTTGGCACCTATGTAGAAGCAATAACAAATATTGTTACTTTGTCTGGAATTACATCAATTTTTAGTGGTGATTTGATAAAAATTGACAATGAAATAATGAGACTTGATACTCTTGGATATGGTGCAACAAATGTTGCAATTGTTCAACGAGGATGGCTTGGAACTGGAATTGCTACTCACCAAGTAGGTACTTTAGTTACCAAATTGTCTGGAAATTACAATATTGATGCTAATACAATTTACTTTGCCAATTCTCCATGGGGACAAATTCCATTTACAAATCCATCTACTAGACCGGATGAGCAAGACTATGTTGGATTAATAACTGGATCGACATTTAATGGTAGAGTATTTCTAAAATCTGGAGATGTAAATTCCTCCACTGATGCATATTTTTACAATAAGATATTCGATGACATCTCAGGATCTTTCACTGGAGTAAACACGAGTTTTATTTTGAAGTCTGGTGGATCAAATATTACCGGAATAAGCACAAGTAATGCGATCATATTAATTAATCAAATTTTCCAACAACCATCTAGAAATACACTTCCTGTCAATATACCCGGAAACTATTCTCTATCCGAATCATCAGGAATTACAACTATTTCATTTGTAGGAAATGCTTCACAGTCATATGATATTAATGCATCAGGATTGCCAAGAAAGGGCATTCTCGTTTCTGTAGGATCAACTGGTGGATTTGGATTCCAACCATTGGTTTCAGCTGGAGGAACGGCAGTAGTTTCGATTGCAGGAACAATCCAATCAATTAGTATTGGAAATAGTGGTTCTGGTTATCGTTCGGGATTACAAACTGTTAGAGTTGGTGTTGGTACGTCAAGCACAAGAACTCCAAATATTCAATTTATTGGAACGGCCGCAGTTCAAAATGGAAGAATTGTAAGTGTTGCTGTTACAAATCCAGGAATTGGATATACAAGATCAAATCCTCCAGTCGTGTTCTTTGATTCTCCATTATCGTATAGCAATGTACCACTGATTTATAGCTCATCTTCGATATCTGGTATTGGAAGTGGTGCTGAGATTGATATTGTCGTTGGGCAAGGTTCTAGTGTAATTAATTTTGAAATAAGAAATACTGGTTATGGATATGGTCAGGGAGAAATTCTCACTGTTGCGATTGGTGGTACGGTTGGAATCCCAACCAACACATCTTTAACTTATAAAGAGTTCCAAATCAGCGTTGATAGAACTCATACAGATTCATTTGCTGGTTGGTCACTTGGAGATCTTCAAGTTCTTGATTCCTTCGATTCTTTATTTGATGGAGAAAGAAAAACTTTCCCAATCAAAATAAATGATGTTCTCACTTCCATCAGAACTAAACCCGGATCAAATATTGATATTCAAGCTACGTTACTAGTCTTTATTAATGATATTTTACAGGTTCCTGGTGCGGGATATATTTTCCGTGGAGGTAATTTGATTACATTCCCAGAACCACCAAAGTCTGGAGATACTTCAAAGATTCTATTTTATAGAGGAAATGGTAATGTTGATGTAGTATTGGTTGATGTTTTGGAACCAATTGAAGTTGGTGATAATTTACAACTTATAGATGATTCCATTTTCCTGACACAAGATGAAAGACTTGTTACGGACATTCCAGCAAGTGATTATGTGTTTACGAATACATATTTCAATCCAGGTTTGACATTTGGAGAAACATATACTAGACCAATCACACTTTGTTATCAAACTGAGGATAGAATAATTGATGGATTAGAAGTTGGAAAAACTAGAGTTCTTTATGAACCTTTTGTTCAACCAACTACAAATATAATCAATAGTCTGGGCATATCATCTTCGGTTGTATTTGTCGAAAGTGCAAAGACTTTCTTTGATGCTCAAAAAGAAAATACGACCGGAAATACAAATTACAAGAAAATTATTATTACATCTCAAGATGCTGTCGCTGGTGCAGCTGCAACTGCTATTGTTTCTTCTGCTGGTACAATCACTTCGTTTGTAATTAGTGATGGTGGTTATGGTTATACTTCAGCACCAGATGTGATTGTTTCAAATCCAGTCGGACTTGGATCAACATATAGGGCTTCTGGATCCGCAACCATAACAAACGGAGTTGTGACTTCAATCGGAGTTTCTGCAATTGGTTATGGATATACTTCAACAAATCCACCGCTTGTTTTAATTCAGTCACCCAAAGTTACAAAAGAAGAGATGTCTAATGTAACTTTTGAAGGAGATTTTGGAATTATTACTGGCATCAAAACAACATCAGTATCAGTAGCAACTACAGGATTAGTATTTGATTTCTTTATTCCACAAAACTCTTATTTAAGAGACCTGACCATTAATACTGTAGGTATTGCAACAACTGGAATTAGTGGTATACAAACTGGTTATTATTTTGTTGTTAAAAATTCCAATGTGGGTAAAGGCGTCACTGCAAGGGATGAAAATGGTGGTATAGTTGGAATTGGAACAACATGTTTAGATAACATCTATAAGGCAGTTGCAGTTTCAATTGGGCAAACCGCAGTTCCTGGAATTGGATTGACTTATGTTGCTAAGGTAACGGCAAGTCTTACTTCGTATAATGGTCTTACTGGACTTGGATTTAGTTCTTTCTATGGCGAATATACTTGGGGAAGACTTTCCACATTAAATAGGACTTCTCTAAAATCATTTACAAACTATAAAAATGGTCTTGCGGGTGTTTCAAGTTCACCAATAGTACAAAGACTCTTGCCATTAAAATACCGAGATTATACTACATAAATACATAAAAAACTGCAAAATGGCTGCCATTATAACAGATCAATTTAGAATATTGAGTGCTAAGAATTTTGTTTCTGTCGCAAGTTCTTCGGATAACTCATATTATGTTTTTGTTGGACTTCCAAATGCTACGGAATATAGTTTAACTTGGGATACAAATCCTCCAGCACCTAAGGATAATTTTAATGAAGAAAATTCATATTGGGATACTGCAATTGCACTTAAAAAAATATCTACGGAAAATATTAAGCAAGTAATTAGAAAAATAACCTGGACTTCTGGAACTACTTATGACATGTATAGGCATGATATAAGTAGAACTAATACATCTAAACCTTCTGGAGCAACTAGTTTATATGCAGCAAATTATTATGTGGTAAATTCAGATTACCGCGTTTATATTTGTTTACAAAATGGGACAAATCCAGAAAACCCAGAAGGAAGACCTTCTCTGGACGAACCAACATTTACCGATTTAGAACCAAGATCTGCTGGAACTAGTGGTGACGGTTATGTTTGGAAATATTTGTATACAATTGCTCCTAGTGATATTATTAAATTTGAAACTTCAAATTTTATCCCCGTACCAAAAGATTGGGAAACTAGTGACACAAATTCTGCAGTGAGAAATAATGCTGCAACTAGTGGACAAATAAAAATCGTCACAATAACCAATCGCGGAGTTGGTATTGGGACAGCAAACACAACTTACACTAGAGTTCCTATTAAAGGTGATGGTATTGGAGCTGAAGCAACTATTATTATTAATAATAATTCAAAGGTAGAATCAATCACTATTTCTAATGGTGGTTCTGGATACACTTATGGAACTGTGGATTTGGTTTCTGGAAATGTTCCAACAGGAACCACAAGTCCAGTTTTTGATGTCATTATCCCACCAAAAGGGGGGCATGGTGCAGATATCTATAGAGAACTTGGTGCCAATAAAGTTGTACTTTATGCAAGAATTGAAAATGATGTACAAAATCCAGATTTCATCACCGGCAATCAAATTTCTAGAGTTGGTGTAATTGAGAATCCTTTAATCTTCAATTCAAGTTCTATTCTTACTGAAGATAAGGCAAGTGTTGTTTATGCTTTAAAACTCGTTGGTACTGGATATAGTTCTGCAACATTTACTGCAGACTCTTTAGTGACACAAACTGTAGGAGTGGCATCTACAGCTGTTGGTAGAGTTGTTTCCTATGATCAAAATACTGGAGTTTTAAAATATTGGCAAGATAGAACTCTTGTCGGATTCAATAGTGATGGCACAAAAAATACTGCACCAATTTATGGATTTAATATGAATAGGTTTACATCTTCTCCTGGTGTTGGAGGTACAACTATAATTCAAGGTGGAAGCGTAAGTTTATCAATTGATTCAAATTACAACGGCATATCTACCTCAATAAATAGTAGAACATATTATTTTGGGCAGAACTTTATTAAAGGTGTGTCCAATCCAGAAGTTCAAAAGTATTCTGGAAATGTTATTCATGTAGATAATAGACCTTCCGTTACTAGATCGTCTAGTCAAAAAGAAGATATCAAGGTAATTTTGCAATTCTAAGAAATCATGCCAGAGTCAACCAATCTCAACGTTTCTCCATATTTTGACGATTTTGATTCTACTAAGAATTATTATAAAGTTTTGTTCAAACCTGGATATCCTGTTCAGGCTAGAGAATTAACTACTTTACAATCTATTTTAAAAAATCAGATTGAACAGTTTGGGAATCACGTATTCAAAGAAGGATCTGTAGTAATCCCCGGACAATTAAGTTATACAAACCAATATAAATTTGTAAAGATTGAAAATTCATATCTTGGTGTTGATGTAAGTGTTTATATCAATGATCTTGTAGGTAAGAAAATAACTGGTGACTCATCTAAAGTACAAGCGCAAATTTTATATGTTTTACCAGAAAATGAATTAGATAACCAATACACAACTCTTTATGTAAATTATTTGGCTTCTGGTTTAAATGATCAACAAGTATTTTCTGATAATGAAAAATTAACTTTAAATGAAAGTTATTCTCAAAATTCTGTTATTATTCAAAGTGGTGAAGGATTTGCAAACACTACCTCATCTGCCACTGGAAACGGTTCTGCTGCGATTCTCAGCAATGGAATTTATTTTTTACGTGGATATTTTGTCGGAGTATCTGATCAAATTTTAGTTCTTGATGCATATGGAAATATTCCAAGTTATAAGGTAGGTTTTGACATTATTGAAGAAACGATCACTGCAGATGAAGACGATTCTTTAAATGATAATGCGAAGGGATTTTCTAACTATGCTGCGCCAGGAGCTGATAGATTTAAAATTACTGCAGTTTTGAGTAAAAAAGCATTAACTGAAATAACTGCAGAGAATTTTGTCAGTTTATTAGAAGTAAGAAGTGGAGAATTAGTAAAAAATACAACAACAACATCTCAATATAATGTTCTTTCTACAGAACTTGCAAGAAGAACATCTGAAGAATCTGGCGACTATTATGTCAGACCATTTGATATTGTAGTAAAAGAAACTTTAAATGATAATCTCGGAAACAATGGAATATTCCAGCAAGATCAATTAACATATAATAATCAAACTCCGAAAGAAAGTTTGGGCACTTATAAAATTGGTGCAGGAAAGGCATATGTTAAAGGACATGAAGTAGAATCATTATCCGCAAATTTCTTAGACTTTGAAAAACCAAGAACAACAAAAACAATTACTGATGCAAGTCTTGCATACGTAACTGGTCCAACATTTACGTTAAATAATGTTTTTGGTGCTCCAAATTTAAACCTTGGAAGTCCCTTCATTGTAAGTTTAAGAGACTCTAGAGTTGGAGTTGTTTCCGCTACTCTTCCAGGAAAAGAAATTGGATTAGCAAGAGTATATGACTATGCGTTAGAGTCTGGTTCATATAATACATCAAACTTAAAATTAAATCAATGGGA